CTCAGTAGTTTTAAGATGGGTGACCGCAGTATTTTTACTTTCGCGTCTCCTCGCGCTGTCACTAAGTGACATTTTTTCTTCTTCCTTTACTGTTGGTGGAGCAGAGATGCAACATGAAAAGGAAGGAGATACTCTGATGTTTTTAAAAGAAAAAGACATCATGAATATTATGTTCCATTTTGGAACGTAATTACATCAATTAAGATGCGCAAACTTCGTTCGTATTCTATGCTCCTAAGAACGAAGTTTTCATATACATCGGAAGATGTATCAATTGCCAATTCGTAAAATTGGTCTGAAATGTCGGCACTCTCAGTATAGAACGGAGCGCCTTGGTACCGAAGAAATGTAAAATCTTCAGCCGTTGCAGAATCAACTGTAACACTTACATAACTATTATTGGCGAAATTGGCTGCAGTTTTGCAGCTCCAATCCCAAGCACCCATAATTGTATCAAAGCCAATACCAGGCTCATCTGTAACATTGAGGCCGAAATTGTTATTACATGCAAATAAAAACAAATTTCTGGAATAAAAAGGAACTTCAAATTCTATGCCTCCATTTGTAGCCATATGATAGAGAACTCCTCCATCCAGTCTATTGGTATAGAAGTAGTCCCCTGTACCCCAGATGGCTGCAGTGTTATTAAGTGCTTTTGTAGTGACTCCCATTGCAGTATCGGAAAAACTCCGCGGACTCAATAATTGCACTCGTGTATAATTGTTTCTAGCGGAACTATCTCCTTGCGCAACAATCACACGATACCGCATGCCTCCTCTTACTCCCATATAAGCATACCGCAAATAGCTAAATAGAGTTTTGGGATCACAATCAGAAGATGCTTCGAATGGCACTGGCAATCCATCTTGTGGATAAAGTCCAGCACTCACATCAATAAATCCGTTACCTGTTATACCATTGGTATAATGACCTCCTGCAGAAGTCGTATAACGTTTCAGGAGTGAACGAAAAGAGAAAACTCTCTCACCGTAGTGATCAAGAAAAATTTTCTCATTAATCTTCGAATCATTATGATTGATAACTTCTTCTGTAGTGATATCACTAGATTCAGTGAAATTTACAGCACGCTTATAAGGAAGTAATGCGGTAGATGGTCTATTAACAACTAAATCATCACAACTTACAAAAACATTAACTGCGACGGTGGACGTAGATGTAGGTTGAACAAGTTCATTAAGTGGCCTAACTTCAATAAATCCATTGCATTCATTGGCATCATACACTGAATAATCAGCAGAAAAATTTTCTGTATTACACGGAAGCGCATCAGAAGCAAAATTCTGAGGAACTTGCGCCCAATTTCTTACATGTGCCCAATCAACCTCAAAAGTAATATCTTGAGTATCTTGAATGTCAAGAATAACAGTATTCTGTTGATTTAATTTGGTAGTATTAGAGGAGATTAGTCCGTTCATAGCAACATTAGGGTCATACTTAAAAAGTATTTTACCTCTATGAAATTTTGAACAGACTATTTCAAACCGAAACTTGATTTTACCTCGCCATGACTGAAATGGTTGTGCTGCAAACATCAGAGATGTTGGTTGTACCATTGCTTGCAGCCCACTGTCAGTCCACTGGGCGGATTGAAACAAAATAGGAGAAACTAAACATTTCCAAAGAAGTGTTGTCATTGCCACATTATCGTCTGACCACGTAAAAGTAGTTAAAAAAGACTCCCTCTTGGCAATCTCAGCTATCATCATTTGATCTTCCTCAACACCTCCTAAAGTTTGATCAACAGATAACTCCTGTTTGGGATCAAGAGTCAATTTAAAGCATGTGTCTTTCCCAATAGTAGTGGCACCATTTTGAAAAGGCATATTCTTAACAAATGTAGGATCAGTCAATACGACGGGCTTAGCCCAACCAAACCACGAAGCCACTTTTCCAATGCTTTTAGCCACGGTGGATGTTGCTTTAGCAAAACCACCAATGACAGGAACATCGGTAAGTGCATCACCTACCTTCGCAACCGCTGTAGCCACATTTGAAACAGGACCAGGTTCTGAATATTCGTCTCCCCCCTTTTCCAAAGAGGTCATTAGTCGAGATCCAAAATTACCTGTTTTTGAATACATTGGTTTATCTTTCTTAGACTTACGCCAATTTATTCTACGAGTACCTTCATCTTTGGTCATCCTCTCGTAGTAATCATCTTCAGAAGATTCTTCTTCTTCAATAATTTCAATACGTGGAGGTGGATCAGGAGAAGGATCTCGTCTTCTACGATGATGACGACGCGGCTCGCGATGTGAAGATCGTCCATGGCGTGCTTCCGTAAAGATGTCTTTAGATTGAGCTGTAATGTTCATGTCTGTTGCAGTGATATTTCCTAATTCAATATCCGTGACCCAGGCATAAACATTGAGAGAAACTGCACTATCAAAATCAGCATTTGCAACATTTAATTGATTTAAGGTCACTAAGCGCAACTCACCAGCCTCTTCGAAATCGGAAAATTCCGTAGCATTAGTGATAACATTATTATCGTCATTAAATAGTCGAAATTTTGGCTTATGACTAATAAAAGGTATTATCAACTCCTGAGGTTCATTCTCTTTTACATCAATGTATGAAACTCCAGGAGTCTGAGACAAATAACATTTATACAAAGGTAATGTCGTTGTCGGCCCAGGAGTTGTGGATGCTAACAAATCATCATGTCGACCTAAAACATCATTATATCTTGCATATGGATAATATGCTGCCATGATACGCCCATAATGATATGGTGTACCTGTGGTAGCTATCTTAACGTGTAAAGTTCCTCGGAAATATGAATAATTAGTGAGTTTAGCCCTTACAGAACTATCTTTACTCCACAAATTCCAAAGTTGGAGTGCTACATTGTACTCTGTTCCGGAATTCCAAGTGGAATCATAAATGGAAACAGGCCTCTCAAAGAAACTTTCTAATGAGAATTGAGTGTTGCCACCATCATCAGTTTTATGAATATTAACACCTAATGTTTTAATATTGATTTCTTCACCGGTATGGTCAACAACATTTTCATGAGAATCCATATTAGAAGCGCTGTCCATAGACATATCGCCTATTTCTTTAGATTCAGTCATCAGACCTCCTCTGGTTTCAAGTCGTTTGGCACGTCGAGCTGCGCGGAAAACTTCTCTTCTTTCGTAGAGAGCAGCAGTCACAGCTTCAGCTTGTTGTCTTGCCAAAGATTTTCTCCGAATTTCATATGCTCGCCTAGTGCGGACATTTTCACGAAGATCACGTCTTGATTCTAACTCTGTCAAATTCATCGCATCAATAACTGGATTACCAGTTATTGGTCCAATCGCTACGGATTGACGATGTTTTTGCAATTGAGATAAGCGCCTAGTGCGTTCATCTCTGTATTTCTGAACATGTGAAAATGTCACATCTTCTGATTCAGTAAAGGTGATAGGCTGACTATCATGTTTAAAAATAAAAGTACACATAATTGTATATTGCCTGCATTAGGCTTGCCTTACATCGCGGTTAATTCGTTTTTCACCCACTAGCTAGGGCCTGGTCCCTTCAAAAATCCAGGTGCTACGTGGCACGATGAGTAATAAAATTATAGTGTTTTACGTGTTCTATAACCACGGAAGGCTTTTCCCATAAATTGATTCTTTTATTGAACCAAAAGGTGGAAATACCTTTAGAATATCCTCCACGTCTCGACCAAACATATCAGCACATATTTGTGCAAACTTTAGTCGGCGTATGTGATATTCATCTTCTTCTAAATGGAAGAATAACTCCCTCAATGCTGAAGTGCAACTATCAATTAATTGATCGTCCTTAGACACTGATTTTGAGGGTAGATAGTAACAAATAGATTTCATAATGGATTCCAACTCTAGTTGAGCGACCCAAACTTTAAGATCCTCACGGAACACAAACTTCCTTTTAAGAAAAGAAGTATCAGAAAACTCTAGGAAATTGGACATTTCTAAGGTTTTCTTCGCATTTGTGAAATCTAATCCATATACTGTTTTGCAAAATCTTTGATAATTATTATTATTAAAGAAATGCTGTGCTTCTGGTTTAACGCCAGCAAGCATATCATCTCCGTAAATTACGGGACACACTTGAATAAAGAAATCTTCAGGTGTGAATTTAGTGGTGCGTGCCATTCCGGTACATGAATGTCCAAATTGAGTGCACTCACTAATCCATGCGTAAACTAATAAAATTAATCCACGAAGGGAATTATCTTCAGCAGTAGCGTATTTGCCACTTGGCTGAAGTGCGGGAGCTGCAAAAACATCTCCACGAAGAACAACTGTAGGATATAAATTATCACTTAATATTCCTTTAATCATATTAAGTGCAAAAGCATCATAATTCATGTTTTTGCATACATTATAAACTACAGAGTTCGCGGCGAGACCAATGTCATATGGCATACTAGTGTCATATCCACCATAGTCTCCTTCCATGAATTTATCACTAAATTCAGTCATGCGATTCACAAGATCTCCAACATCTTCCGAATGCATGTTAATACCAATGGATGAACAAAAAATATCTCCATGTTCAACCATAAGTGTATAGAATGGCATAAGATACATTCTATTCACAAGTGTAGATTCATAAGGTGACATACAAAAAACTCTAGTTTTTCTGTCTACGACCTTCTTATAAGCACGAGGCTCATCTTTCAATTGAGCTCCTAAAAGTGGTAAAGCATCTTCACCTCTTTGATATGCAGACAACTGTTCAACTACTTGTTCTTTAACATCAAAAAGAGGCATATATGCATCTTTCTTGAAATCAAGACAGCACTCGCGAGAGTACTTCTTCTTGGCGCCTGGCCAAGGCCAGCCTCCAGAAGTCGAAGGCTTCATGCTTCGCATGTAAAAATCATCAGGAGAACCATTCTGTGCTACTTCCATAGTAACAGGAGAAAGGGTTGTAACTCCCCTTTGTCGTAAATTTGTAATGATATGTTTTGTAACCATATCAATAGTTTTACGTAAGATCTTTGGATGCAAACTCTCTTTAATTACGCCGCATTTTTTAACAAAATGATTATATGGCGCCTGATACTCACCTGTATTTGGATTAAACCCAGGTGTGAAAGGAGGGGAAGCATATAAAGGTTTTCCATCTTTGAAAGGACTCACACCAACTAAGTCTTTAGCATGATGTATAAAAGCAGTGCTCAGAACTTTGGATTTTCCCAATTTCATTGGTCTATATCCAAAAAGTCCTCCATAAATGGAAAGACCAGCAACTTGTTCCCATCGCAAAGGAGATCTTTCGGTAACTGGACCGATTTTCTCGACTTTTGCAGGGAGTCTAAGTTTACCTTCTGAATTAACTCCTAAGGAGCATGTAGTTTCCTCAAGAGAATTCAAAGCTTTAATAATATCATCAAGCCTAATTGATTGTGAGTAAGCTGTGGAACTATGCGAGCCGGCAATGTGAATGCCAACCACACCTCTTCCACCGGAATATTCCATGATAAGAGGTGTTCCGCAGAGTCCAACTGCGTGCTGATCCCATTGATAAGCCAAAGGTTTATCTACAGGAACAGGACCCCAGTTCTTATCCTGGGCGACAATTCGTGAGGAAGGTTTAACCATAACCTTCTGTCCTCCAATATAACCAACGTTTCCATAGATAGCAGGTGAAACGTAATCAGTTGCAAAATAGGATCGAATATCTCGAAATTTGGCGCCTCTCAAGCGAAGTAACCAAATATCTCCATCAACTTGACACATCTCATCTTCATCAAATTGACACTTAACAACTCCAACTTCATGCTCTTCGTTCACTTTAATAACAGCGTTCCAAACACCATTTTTATCGTGGCAAACAGAATGTCGGTTGACAAGGGCATAATCTTCAAAAAGTCCAAGAACACGAGTTTCTATAACGCGTCTTCCATGAATTTGAGCTATTCTCACATTTTTTGAGACAGTGCTAACAATTTTGTCGGCTTCGTTCTTTTGTTCTTGTTGATTAATAAGAACAGGAGATGGTCTGACTACGGATTCCCAGTCAATACCGTTTCCTTTTTTAGAACGTGGAGGTGGCAAATTACATTTGCTTGAGACTTCAAATTCTGAAATCTTTCTGTCGACTTCTTCTTCAGACCAATTTCTCTGTGATGAGACAATTGATCCTTCAGTGAAGTAAGACATTGTTCGAAAGCCCTTCATAAGAAGTAAAAGTCCGCTTAATACAGCGACATACTTCATCATCTTATATGAAGGAGGTGGACGAGCATTATAGTTGTTTGACAAACCTATAGAAGCTCGGAACAAATTCCACCAATAATTGTATTGATCAAGACTGTAAGATATGCGTGATTTGCAAGCAATCAAACTAGCAATTTTGAAAAAGAAATTCTGTGGCCATAACCATACGAATACTGCAGCAAAAATTGTAAATACAGTAACATTTAACCAAAACATAGCAATTAAACCAAACCAAAAAATTTCAAGAGTGGTCTCGAAAAACTTAACAGAAGCGAATTCAAAGTCTCTCCTTACCGGAGTAGGAGGCGTAATATCATTTGACTCTAGTGAAACTTTTGAGAAATAATCTTCAATATTTTCCCCAGCTAAAATGTTGCATCTTGATTCTTGTTGTTCAATATGTTGTCTGAAAATATCTCGTAAGAAATCAGATAATTCAAAAATTGAAGCATTATCTAGAAGTTTGATGGTGGCTGACTCTTTACAATTTTGAGGTTCCATTTTGTAAACAGTAAAATTCCATCGGTCTAATTTAGGTGTTTCTGAAGCTAAAGATTTAGCTTGATCCATGCGGCAAGTTCCTTCCTGCACGAATTCTTTCTTAACTATAGGAGTTATATATAGAATTCGACGGCGAACAGCAGCTGGATTATTAACTAAAACATCTAGATTCATGGTAGGATCATTACAATCCATAACTAAAAACTCAGGTAAAGCATAAACTTTTCCTTTTGATTCAACATCAGCCATATTACACATATACGGTTGATTATCGGCTACGGAAAGAAATTCAGTCATAACTGGATCTCCTCGAGCTTTAGCAATATTTCGGTTCAAAGAACCAGGTTCAGAGTAGTGAATAATTGGTTTGGATGCTGGTTCATATCCTGACCAATATTCCTCTGTGGCTTGTCGATGGTATACATGCGTATGATCAAATTCTCGTCCTTTGACGTTTGACCAAATCATAGATACATAATCAACTAAAAGTCCTTTTCCAATACCTGGCATGCCTTCAAGGCATACAGAAAATGGCATTGGTCTGGACTCAGCTGTCATCATATTGATGAACTGCGATTTAATAAGACGAACTTTCTTAAGAGAAAATTCAATACCTCGTCTTTGAGGCGCATGTCGAGGAAGTGAATCCAAAATGGATTCACCGTCCTTAACAGCAGCAGCTACACGTGATAAATATTCACGGCGGCATACTTTTCCGTCTACAGGTAGACCGGAATATGTCAAATCTCGAAGAGAATCTAATTCATCTGAGATTGACATAAAAGTAGCAGTTGGATCTTTATTACAAAATATTTCTGACAGGGTACAGCCCTGAGAAATTTGAGTAGAAAAGTTCACAACAGCAATAGCAGAAGATAAACAAACTTCAGCTAATTCGCACACTGAAGCTGGTTTAGCAGGTCCGATAGTGCGAGTAATTTTAGTAGCAGTTTCGCGACTAAACATGCGAAAAGTTACTAAAGCTAAAACAAAGTCTCTGATAGCGGATACAATCTCGCTATTAAGTACTACATTCATTTTAGATTTCATATCTTTCAGAATATGAACTGAT